TACAAGTTCGGTCAAGAAGAAGAGACTTATAACATTGTTGCTGCTCACGGTTATTTCGGACGCCTTATTTTCCAATATGCTTCCTTTAATAACTCACGTTCACTGCACTTCTTCCTTGCTGCTTGGCCTGTTGTAGGCATCTGGTTCACTGCTCTTGGTGTTTCTACGATGGCCTTCAATTTGAATGGCTTCAACTTTAATCAGTCTATTGTTGATAGTTCCAATCGTGTAATCCCTACCTGGGCTGACGTGCTGAACCGAGCTGGACTGGGCATGGAGGTAATGCACGAGCGTCAAGTTGTGCTTTGCGCTCTTTAAATCGGATGAATTGCTGGAAACCCCAAGTGGGCAATCAGCAGCCAAGTCCAGAGTACACTCTGGAAAGGTTCAGAGACTACCTGAGGGATATAGTTCCCTTAATAACAGGAATAAGCGTCCGACACCAGAAATGGTGATGATATAGTCCAATCCTGGTAGTAATACCAGATAGTTATGGGAAGTTTAAGAATGCACACAACTTCCCTCTTGACCTTGCATCAGTTGAAGCAACTCCTGTTGCTCTTACTGCTCCCGCAATCGGTTGATAAAAACTTAATAGTTTTTGAGACCTCCTTCGGGAGGTCTTTTTTATGACCACTTGACTAAATAGTTAAACTTATGGTATAATAAGTTTAATGTTAAATAATCAAACTATGAAAACCTGCAACGTATGTGGTGAAACCAAACCGCTTTTGGAGTATTATCCAACTCAATTCAAGAGTAAAGAGTTTCCTGATAAAATCTATTATCACGGGAAATGTAAGTCTTGTTTCATTAAAGCAAAACAAAAAGATTATACTCCAGAAAAAGGTAGAGATAAAAATCTACGATATAATTATGGTATTACACTTGAAGAATATAATACTCTTTTAAGTAATCAGGAAGGTAAATGTGCTACTTGTGGAACTACTGAGCCAGGAGGTAGAAAATCTGGAAGGGGTGGTGGAACTAATGTATTTGTTGTAGACCATTGCCACGATACTGGTAAAGTTAGAGGTCTTCTTTGCCATAGTTGTAACAGGGCTATGGGACTATTAGGAGATAATGTAAACATTATTGAAAGTATGATTAAATATCTTGAGCAGTACGAAACCAATGTCTCATAAACCTCAACACGAACCTATGGAACCCTGGATTATCTGGGCAGGTGTAGGTATGATGGGTTTCACAGTTATTGTGTTTGTCGTCTTCACTCTCTCGGTGATTTATTGGTGATAATTACTATAAAATAAATAGAGGAGTTCATAAGAACTCCTTTTTTTATGTTCCCAATACTCGCAATCTTAATAGCATTCGGTATTTTTATGTTTCTATTGTCCATTACACAGGATTATTAGAATGTTAGGGAGTATTCTAATTTTTCTTGGAATATATTACACTATAAGTTTATCAATATTTGTGTTTTTAGTAACACGCAATAATAAAAAACTACCCCCTTGGCGATGATTACTACAGAAACTCCACACAAACTCGCAGAAATTATTAGGGATACTTGGCCTGGACTTTACAGGAAACCACAATCCTCCTATAATAACCAAAAGACTTCAAAGAATGAAAAAGTACAACAGTGAGGATTATTTCTCTGTAATTGAAAATAAAACAGGAAGAAAGATTGTTGATTGTGGAGAAGAAACAGACGCTCTTATGATGGTTTCACTCGATCCACAAAACAGAACCATTACAAGAAATAAGTTTATGATGGGTCCTGTTGTTGATATTGAAATTCCAAAGGCACTTCCAACTACAAACATTTCAGCAACAACCACAAAAGAAAATGGTTGTGCTCCAAGGAAAAAACAACTTCCCGATGCTGGACCACTAAAACTTCCAGAAGATCAACGAGTTCCAGTTAATGCTAAATAACTTTCAGTTTTATAAGAATTATGAAGTTTACAGTTTATTCTAAAGACGGTTGTCCATATTGCACGAAGGTTCAACAAGTGCTAGAGTTAGCACAACTACAGCACGTAGTTTACAAATTGAATAATGATTTTACCCGCGAAGAATTTTATTCAGAATTTGGAGTAGGTTCTACCTTTCCTCAAGTAGTTGTTAATGACGAACATATTGGAGGTTGTACAGATACTGTTCAATATCTTAAGGAGCAAAATCTAGTTTAATGGAAAGTACTCTTCACGAAGTTTATAACGATGTAGAGAAGGCAATTGATTATGCTTTCAATGGACAGTTTGTTTTAAAGTTTTATGATTATCTAAAAATTCGTGGAACTAAAAGAGTTGAAGTTGAAAAGTTTATTGAAAGTTGTACTGCCAACGAAATTAGTAATCTTGTAATGGACTTAGATGATTATCTTGAAGGTGGTTCTGATGAAATCCATAAACAACTTCGTGAGGGTTATGGGCATATCCCAAAACCACAAGCAAGAAAAATAAGAAATTACCTTTATGGTATTCTTGAAGATGCATGGAAATACAGTCATGACAAACGACCAGGAAGGAGAAAAAAGAAAACTAAATAAATCAGAACCCCAAATTAACCGGGGAGTTGAATTATTACTACGCAATAGGAGGAAGAAATCTGAAAGACCAAAGACTTTTCAAGTGAAGTTTGGTAAAATGATTTCTCTCCTTCGTAGAGAGTTTCATTTTTTTATAGAATTTAATTTTGATGTTAGAAAAAAATAAACTCTCTGGAGAAAACAAATGGAACCAGCATATGTAATAACATTCTCTGTAATGTTCACCTTGCTCTTTTTTATGGTAGGTAGTATAATTGGGTGGTTAACTTACAGGCATTTGTTAGAGACGCAACCTCCATATTTGCATCCAGAGTTTTTTGATGAGAATGGGCAGGTAATACCTGACGAAATAGTATCAGTACGCTTTGAAAATGACTATTATGGCTACGACGACGAAAACGAAGAGGGCGACGACTGAAAAACCAATCGAAACTCTTCCCACAAATCCTTTTGTATTTGAGATTTTAGAACTTGCTTCGAAGCAACGAAGTAATGCAAAGAAGGTAGAAGTTCTTAAAACATATGGGCATGATTCACTAAAAGCAATTTTTATTTGGAATTTTGATGATAGTGTAATTTCATTACTTCCTGAAGGTGAGGTTCCTTATGGAAATGCTGACGAACAATCAGTATATTCAGGAACTCTTTCGGAAAATTTAAAGAAGGAAGCATATGGTGGGGAATCCGCAACCGGTCAAGATCTTGATGGTAGAGGTAAAACTTCTCTGAGGAAGGAATGGCAGAACCTATATCATTATATAAAAGGCGGAAACGATAGTCTTACATCTATTCGCCGAGAAATGATGTTCATTAATCTACTGCAAGGTCTTCATCCAAAAGAATCTGAAGTTTTAATTCTTACTAAAGATAAAAATCTTACGGACAAATATAAAATATCTTTTGAAAATGTCAAAGAAGCTTATCCGGATATTCAATGGGGAGGCCGTTCATGACAGTAGCAACTGGAGAAAAAATAAAAATGGCAGATAAAAATAAAACTTTTAATGATGTTCTGCCCAAAGAATATGGTTGCGAAATTCTTTTGGAAAAAACTACTATTGAAAAAGCAAAAGATTTTTCACTTCCTAATGATGCATATTTGATTTGGTATGTTGTTGATGGTGAAGAGTATATTGATTTGACACGTTGCCCTAAGCGAGTCAATCTTTTTGATATGTATTACGACAAGTATGGACCAGGTGCGGTTAAAAAAATTGATTTTGGATACGGTAGAACTAATCCAAAACTTTGGGGATATAAACAACCAGAAAAAAAGAAAAGAAAATGAGTGCAGGATTTGGTGGAGACCCTAATCAGGGAAGACTTGGTAAAGATCTTAATATTCAAATCAACTTAGATAATATAGACAAAGTTATTAAACAGTACAAAAAAATTAAAAAATATAAAAAATCATCTCTGTTTGCTATTAAAACAATGGACGGCACAGAAAAGATTGTGAGTTCATTGATTAAGGAAGCGGAGGAGAATCCACTGTAAAATGGGAAAGCATTATCTACTTAACTTGTACGGATGCTCGTTTGTTCTTTTGGACGACGAGCGTTGTCTTATAGACTTATTAGAAAGCGCAGCAATCGCAAGCGGTGCAACTATAGTCCAAACTATCTCAAAAAAGTTTGAACCACAGGGAGTTACAGTTCTTTGTTTGCTTTCGGAAAGTCATATTAGTATTCACACTTGGCCAGAAGAAGGTAAAGCAGCAGT